TAGGAGATGAAAATGACAGATCGTACCTCCAGATCTGCTGAAACTCGAGCAAAAACAGCTCGCCGTAAACCTTGGCAACCACCTTCAATGTTGGACGCCCCTCAAGCCCCAGCTGGCTATAAGCATAGATGGGTTCGTGCAGAAGTTCGTGGGCACGATGACCGAGCGAATATGTCTAAGCGTATTCGTGAAGGATTCGAGCCAGTAAGAGCAGAAGACTATCCTGACTTCGACGCTCCTACGATTGACGAAGGGAAGCACGCTGGCGTGATTGGTGTTGGTGGCTTAATTCTTGCAAAGATTCCTGACGAAACCGTTGATGAAAGAAATGCATATTTCCGAGGAAAGACTGCAGATCAGCTTCACGGTGTTGACAATGATCTTCTGCGAGATAGTGACCCTCGTATGCCGCTTAGACAAAGCGATATTCGAAGGGACTCAAAAGTTGAGTTTGGTAGTCGAGAACCGGCTGCTGATTAATTTCATCATTTTCCTTAGAGGATTAAATCATGGCTAATACTGACGCCCCTAACGGGTTCACCCCAGCCTACCACCTATATGGTGGTGTGATTCGTCCTCAGAAGTTGCGTATTGCAAGTGGTACTAACGCCTCCATTTTTAATGGTGACGTAGTTAACCTTTCTTCTGGGTATGTAATCCAAGGCACCGCCACAGGCACTCCTTGCGGAGTATTTGCTGGCGTTTATTACACGGCAACCGACGGTACGCCGACATTCGCAAACATGTGGACAGCAGACGTAGTTACACTAGGTGGTGCTGACGTGGAAGCGTATGTCTATACCGATCCAGCGATCGTGTATGAGGCACAATTTACTGCAGGTACTCCTGCTGTAAGTTTCATCGGTAGTAAATATACTATCAGCACTACCGCTGGCAGCACCAACAATGGACGATCCAAAGAAGGTGTAACAGCGACAACCAGCAGCGGCATCGCGTTGTTAAACAGGTTCGTAGATTCTCCGAGCAACACCATTGGTGCTAACGCTCGTGGATACTTTACGTTCCCAACTAACGTATTTGCGGTATAGGAGAGTAACTAATGGCTATTTCAAGAGCGCAACTCGTAAAAGAGCTTGTTCCTGGCCTTCACGCTCTCTTCGGTTTAGAGTATGAACGCTATGCACCTGAGCATGAAGAAATCTTCGATACGGAGACTTCTGAACGAGCTTTCGAAGAGGAAGTAATGCTTAGTGGTTTTGGTGAGGCACCTGTGAAATTTGAAGGTTCTGCAGTATCTTACGATACCGCACAAGAATCTTTCACTGCTCGCTACACTCACGAAACTGTCGCTTTGGCGTTTTCTTTGACTGAAGAAGCAATTGAAGATAATCTGTACGACACCCTGTCTTCTCGTTATACACGAGCACTAGCTCGTTCTATGATGCAGACGAAGCAAATTAAAGCTGCGAACGTATTGAACAATGCGTTTAACAGTTCATTTGTTGGTGGAGACGGTAAAGAGCTTTGTGCAACTGATCACCCCACCGTGGGCAATCAAGACCAACGCAACGAACTGTCAACTGCTGCAGACTTGAACGAAACTTCGTTAGAGCAATCGTTGATTGATATCGCAGCTTTCGAAGATGAGCGTGGTCTAAAGATCAATGCTCAGGCTCGTAAGTTGATTATCCCATCTGCTCTGCAATTCGTTGCAGATCGTCTACTGGAAACTCCAGGACGAGTAGGCACTGCGGATAACGATATTAACGCACTGCGTAACATGGGTATGGTTCCTGAAGGATATACGGTCAATCATTATCTAACAGATACTGATGCCTTCTTCCTGAAGACTGACGTACCTAATGGTCTCAAGCACTTTGTGCGATCTCCTGTCTCTACGAATATGGAAGGTGACTTTGAAACCGGAAATGTTCGCTATAAGGCCAGAGAACGCTACAGCTTTGGCTTTAGTGACTGGCGTGGTATTTTCGGCTCTCCTGGAGCTGCGTAATATCGCAAAAGAAAGGGGCACTAGTTGCCCCTTTTCTTTTTCTCCTGTATAAACCCACTATCTGAGAAAAACAGCCTTAGCGACCGACTCAGACGGACGTTACGAAGACTCTAAGGCGAATCCTTTCGTAAGAGGTAATTACAATGGCACAGACCACTTTTGCTGGCCCGATCAAATCTTTGGCGGGTTTTATAAATGCAGGCGTTAACACTACTGTTAGCCTAACTGCAGACACTTCGCTAACTGTTGCAGCTCACGCAGGTAAAATTCTGTTGTGCAACGATGCGGATGGAAAGTTTACACTTCCTTCGATTGTTACTACTGCTCCAACTGATCCTACGTCTCCTGATCAAGCTAATAATGTAGGTGCGTCTTTCTTTTTCTACATTGAAACTGCAGCCACAGATTTGGATATTTTGACGGACGGCACTGATAAGTTTAAAGGCGCTGCCATGGTCGCTGTTGATGACAGCACTAAAAAGGCATTTATTCCAGGAGCATCAAACGATGTGATGACTCTGAATGGTTCAACTAAAGGTGGTTTAGTCGGCAGTGTTGTTCAAGTAACGGCGATTGATGCTGCGACCTATCTCGTACACAATACTTTATTGCTTGGCTCCGGAACGATTGTTACGCCTTTTGCTGACGCATAAGAGTTATAACGATTATATTAGGGGGAAGGGTTCTTCCCCTTATAGGAGATAAGATATGGCAGATGCAGTTAGTACAACTGTTTTAAGTGACGGTACTCATAGGGCTGTTATACAAATAACAAACCTTAGTGACGGCACTGGCGAAGCAGCAGTTACAAAAGTAGACGTTAGTAGTTTGACTGCGAGAGCAGACGGCACAGCATGTTCAAGTGTTCGAATTGAAAAAGTAACACATTCCATAACAGGGTTTACTCAAGTACAGCTTCTGTGGAATGCATCGACGGACACAATTGCTTTAGCTTTAGCCGAAGCAAGTAATGGCCACATGGACTTTAGCGAGTTTGGAGGGTTATACAATACGGCAGGCAGTGGTAAAAATGGCGACATTAACTTAACTACGCTAGGTGCTGCGTCAAACGACACTTACGTTATTGTTCTTGACTTAATAAAGAATTACGGATAATGGCGACCTCTGGGACTAGGACGTTTACTTTAACTGCAGCCGATGCTATCGAAGAAGCATACGAACTAGCAGGTCTTGAATACCGTACCGGATATGACGGAGTAACGGCTAGACGGTCTATGAATATTATGTTCGCAGACTGGTCTAACCGAGGTATTCAGATTTGGGAAGTAGAGCAGGTTTCTCTTGACTTAGTTAAAGGGACAACTACTTACGACTTAAATCAGTACGACATTGATGTGCTAGATGCAGTAATTCGAAGAACGACTAATGGTATACAAACAGATTTTCAAATAGACCGTATAAATCGCGGGGATTATCTAGATATACCAAATAAAGAGACTCAAGCAAGAGTTACTCAATACTATGTTGAGAGAACGATAACTCCCAAACTATATGTTTGGCCTGCTCCTGAAAACTCTACGGATAAGTTTGTTTCTTATCGTTGGAAGCGTATCCAAGATATTTCTGCTTCCGTAGACGATGTTGACTTACCTAGTCGTTTTCTTCCGTGTTTAACTACAGGATTAGCTTTTAATCTAGCGTTGAAAAAGAACCCTGAAAAAGCAGGATTATTGCAGCCGTTGTATGAGCAGAATTTAGTTAACGCAATTAAGTACGATGACGATAGTTCATTACGGTTGGTTCCTAGACGGACATATCTCTAATGGCTTTTGCGGTAGGGAAGTATTCACACGCTGTTTGTGATCGCTGTGGTTTTAGGTATAAGTACCTTGATCTGCGTATGGAGTGGACAGGGTTTAAAGTTTGTTCAGAGTGTTATGAGCCTAAACATCCACAGTTAGATCCGCCACACCATCTAACTGATCCGCAAGCCCTGAGACAAGCAAGACCTGAAGTACCGTTACCGCAGTCTGAATTAGGACGAGTTTCTACAACTGGGCCTAGTAATACTACAGTCAGCGGAGTAAATGTTGGGGGACAACCTTTAGCGATAGTTGACCCAATAGGTACTAAGTTTGAAGGTGTTTTTGCAACAGGCGGCGTTGGACAAGTTGAGGTAGAAACAACATGAGTTTTACGTTAGCGACTTTAAAATCTACCGTACAGGATTACTGTGAAACTGCAGAAACAACTTTTGTTTCTGATTTAGATACGTTTATTAAAGAGGCTGAAGAACGAATTTTAAAGGCAGTAGAGCTGCCAGTCTTTAGAAAAAACGTAACAGGTTCTGCTTCTGCGAGTAATACCTATTTAAGTACGCCGGATGATTTTCTAGCACCTTACAGCTTGGCTGTGATTTCTAGCAACGTATACAGTTATCTACTATATAAGCACGTTTCTTTTATTAGAGATTATACTCCTAATCCCGCGACAACAGGGGTTCCTAAGTATTACGCTTTATTTGACGACAATTCGTTCATGTTAGCGCCTACTCCAGATCAAGGTTATTCATTTGAGCTACATTATAAATATCGCCCCGCTTCGCTAACAACGACTTCAGGTTCAGAAACGACATGGCTTTCTGATAATGCTCCCGATGCGATGCTATACGGCACTTTAGTTGAAGCAGCTACTTTTTTAAAAGTTCCTGAAGAAGTTGCGCAATATGAACAGCGTTTTGTACAAGCGGTTAACGGTCTTAAAAACTTAGGTCAGGGCTATGGTTCAAGAGATGAATACCGATATGATATTGCTAAGGGATAAGATAAAACATGCTGATTGAAGCGCCACAAATGGAAATAGGAAATGTACTCGTGACTACCACGGTGGACCGTGGACACGATCCGGCGTTCTGGGCACAATCTGCGGCAGACCGTATCGTAAGTGTAGGTAGCGGTTGCCACCCCGCAATAGCGCAGCAAGCGCAAGCATTTAAAGAGGCGGTTAGGGCTACGGCACTACACTGCATACAAGAGGCAATTAAAAGTGATAGAACCACTTTGATTGCTGAATTTGAACGTCAAGGCCATAAGGACATGGCAGACATAATTAGGAGTCTATAATGGCTATTTCGACTGCGATGTGTACGTCTTTCAAGAAAGAACTTATGGAAGCCAAGCACAATTTCCTGGCTAGTGGTGGCAACACCTTTAACTTGGCGCTGTATACAAGTAGTGCTTCTTTAGGCGCAGGTACTACCGCATACACGACATCTAACGAAGTATCTGGGACAGGATACACCGCTAAAGGTGCGGCTTTGACGAATGTAAACCCAACAACGTCTAGCACTACCGCGTTTACGGACTTCGCTGACCTTACGTTTAGTTCAAGCAGTATTACTGCAAGAGGCGCACTTATTTTTAATGACAGCGCGTCAGGCGACCCTGCTGTATGTGCGTTAGATTTTGGTGGCGATAAAACATCTAGTTCAGGTGACTTTACGATTCAGTTCCCAACAGCGGATGCGTCTAACGCCATTATCCGTATCGCATAACGGATAGTTCATGGCTAACATCAACGGCTGGGGCCGTGGTGGTTGGGGCGAAGGCGCGTGGGGATCTCCCCTACCTGTCGAAGTCACAGGCACCGCAGGAACGGGTGCAATTGGCTCCGTCACAGTTGTTGAGGGGGCTGGTGTTGCTGTATCTGTTACCGGCGTATCTGCTACAGGTGCTGTCGGCACAGTCACTGTTAGCACGGATGCAAATGCCTCTGTAACAGGCGTTGCCGGTACAGGCTCTGCTGGTTCAGTTTCTGTTGTTGAAGGAACTGGAGTTGATGTCTCTATTACAGGGGTATCTGCTACAGGTGCTATTGGCACTGTAAATGTCGATTTAGGTATAACTGTACTGCCCACAGGTGTTACAAGCACTGGTGCGGTAGGTACAGTCACTGTTAGTGCAGATGCCAATGTTTCTGTCACAGGTGTAGATGGAACAGGTGCTGTTGGCACTGTTGATGTTGATCCAGATGCCGTAGTCACAGGTGTTTCCGCAACAGGCGCGATTGGCTCAGTTACTGTTGTTGGTGTAGCTAATGTTTCTCCCACGGGTGTTTCAGGCACGGGGGCAGTAGGTTCAGTAGCCGTTGTCGAAGGCTCTGGGGTTGATGTTTCTGTTACAGGCGTATCTGGAACAGGCGCTGTTGGTTCAGTTACGGTTGCACTTGCCCCAACTATTACACTTACAGGTGTTTCTGCAACAGGCGCTATTGGCTCAGTAACTGTTGTTGAAGGGTCTGGTACATCGTTCGCAGTCACCGGAGTCTCTGGTACTGGCGCTGTCGGTGTTGTTGACGTTGATCCAGACGCCGTAGTTACAGGTGTTTCTGCAACAGGAGCTATTGGCACAGTCAGCGTTGTCGAAGGCTCTGGCACATCTTTCTCGGTTACTGGCGTTGAGGGAACAGGGGCTGTTGGTTCGGTCACTGTATCAGCGGTTAGAAATGTAACCGTCTCCATAACAGGCGTTGAAGCTACCGGCGGCATTGGTTCGGTCACCGTTGTTGAGGGAACGGGTGTTGCTGTTTCTATCACTGGTGTTGCGGCTACAGGCAGCGTTGGAACACTTACTGTAACAGGGGATGCAGATGTCGGCGTTACAGGTGTTGAAGGAACGAGTTCTGTTGGTTCCGTTACGGTTACTGAAGGTTCGGGTATTACCTTTTCTGTTACGGGAGTGGCAGGAACGGGATCTGTCGGAACGGTTACTGTATCGGCAGGCGCGATTGCTAGTGTTTCTGGCGTTTCTGGTACTGGAGCAATTGGTACAGTTACACTCGAAACTGATGCCAATGTTTCAGTCACTGGCGTTGAAGGCACGGCTGATGTTGGAACGGTTACAGCAAGTGCAAATGCAGATGTATCTGTCACAGGTGTTGCTGCTACTGGGGCCATTGGGACGGTCACTTTTGATGCAGACGCGAATGTACCTGTCACGGGCGTTGCTGGTACTTCGGCTGTCGGAACGGTTACGGTTGATACGTCAGGCAACACAACAGTTTCTGTTACGGGCGTCTCAGGCACTGGAGAGGTGGGCACAGCTACCGTTGCCGCAGCAGCTAATGCGGCTGTCACTGGCGTTCAAGGAACGGGTGAAGTCGGTGATGTAACCGTAGCTTTCGATATAACGGCATCTCCAACGGGAGTTTCGGGTACTGGGGCTGTTGGGGTTGTCGATGTTGACCCAGATGCGGTAGTCACCGGAGTTGTAGGTACTGGCGCAGTAGGTTCTGTAACCGTAATCGGTGCAGCAAATGTTAGTGCTACGGGCGTTGCTGGTACTGGGCAAATTGGAACAGCTTCGGTAGAGCAAGGTCTAGTTGTTCCCGTAACAGGAGTTGCGGGCACAGGTGAAGTTGGGTCAGTTACTGTTGCGTTTGATACAACAGCTTCTCCAACAGGGGTTTCAGCCACAGGTGAAGTTGGTAATGTAACCTTCATTGGAGGCGTAACCGTTGTACCGACAGGAGTTTCGGCAACGGGCGAAATAGGATACTTTAACGTCTGGGGGCTTGTAGATGACTCTCAAACGCCAAATTGGAATAATATAACGGACAGTCAGACACCCGGATGGTCTGAAGTGTCAGATAGTCAAACGCCGAATTGGACGGCGGTTACAGACACACAGACACCCGGATGGTCTGAAGTGTCGGATAGTCAAACCCCTAACTGGGATGAGGTAGCTTAGAGATGGCAACTTACGTTAACGATCTTAGATTAAAAGAAATTTCAACAGGCGATGAGTCAGGAACGTGGGGCACAAGCACAAACACCAACCTTGAGTTGATTGGTGAAGCCCTTGGATACGCGACTGAACAATCTTTCGGCTCAGATGCAGACGCTACTACTACTGTTGCTGACGGTGTTTCTGATCCTGCTCGCGCTATGTACTTTAAGGTTACCTCCGCAGGCAACTTGACAGCTACTAGAACGCTGACCATCGCACCCAACACTGTTTCTCGCGTTATGTTCATCGAGAACGCAACCTCTGGTTCGCAGTCTATTGCGATCAGCCAAGGCTCTGGCGCGAATGTAACGATTGCGACGGGCAAAACTGCGATTGTTTATTTGGATGGCGCAGGCTCTGGCGCTGCGGTAGTTGACGCTATGGCTGGGGTTGATCCCGGTGTGACGGATACGCTGGCGGAAGTTTTGACTGCTGGCAACACCACTGGCGGTACAAGCATGGTGATTTCGTCTGGCGATGATGTCACTTTTACAGGCGCTTCAGCGAACATCGTTTTTGATAGTTCCGACTCTGCGCTTGAGTTTGCCGACAACGCGAAGGCCATCTTCGGTGCTGGCTCTGACCTACAGATTTATCATGATGGGTTGAATAGCTATATCGTTGATGCAGGGACTGGTGATTTATATTTTAGGTCAGCATCTAATCTTTATATTGGCAACGCGGCTGGTACACAAAGCTATATCACGGCGACTGATGGCGGCGCTGTTGACCTTCGTTACAACGGTTCAGCCAAACTAGCCACCACGAACACAGGCATAGACGTTACTGGCACCGTTGTTAGCGATGGTTTGACTGTTGATGGAAATGCAGTAATAAACAACGGCACAAACGCTACGCTACAACTGCAAGCAACTGGCGGTAATGCTTATCAACTACGAACTGATGTAAATGATGTTTTCATTTATAACGCAACTGGCGCACGTCCTTTAGCAAAATTTGCTTTTGGCGGCGATGTCAGCTTTTACGAAGACACAGGCACAACGCCCAAGATGTTCTGGGATGCTTCTACGGAACGGTTAGGCATTGGTACTACCAGCCCAGCGTCTTTGCTAACAATTCAAGATGCCACGCCCGTTTTTGAAATTGATAGCACTACATCTTCAAACACAGCCACAATCCAGTTCACAAGCAGTGGCACTGTGGATAGCAAGATTACGCATGTCGGCAACACCGGAGTAATGACGATTGACTCAGGCCGTAACTCTTCTTGGGGCGGCAAGATTGCTTTCGTTACCGACACGGTAGAGCGTATGCGTATTGATAATTCAGGCAATGTCACTGTTCAAGCAGCAGGCGAGCTACGCATCCGTGACGATGGCACCTTCATCAAAGAAGACCAAGGCTTGCAAATTGGCAACACAAGTGGCACTGGCACGACGAGACCAATACGCTTTTTCACTGAAAGCGCAGAGCGTATGCGTATCGATTCTAGTGGTCATATCGGCATTAACGTTACTTCATCTTTAGACCAAAAGATAAATATGTCTGACACTGCTGACGTTGGCATAAAGATGACCAAGACAGGCTCAATCACAACTACAGTGAGAGCCGTTGGTGGAGCATTAGCATTTGGTGTTGACGGCAGTGCTGGCACCACAGAACGCATGCGTATCGACTCTAGTGGTCGGTTGGGAATTGGTACTAGCTCGCCTAGCAATAAATTGCATGTTACTTCAGCCTCTACAGGAAACATTGCATCATTCTTTGAAGCAAGCACAGGCAATACAAATCGCTTATATATAGGAGCAAATAGCGGCCTGTCTTATATAGATGCTACCGCAGGAGTAGGAAGTACGGCTTTAGGATTTAAAGTAGCTTCCACAGAACGTATGCGTATCGACTCATCAGGCCACATAACTAGCCTGCCAACCTATAACAACGGTTCGGCAAGTTCCGCAAACATGGTGGTGAATTCTAGTGGTTTATTCTTGCGCTCTGTTTCTTCAGCTAAATACAAGACAAACATTGAAGATGTGCAGGATGCTTACGTTGATTCTTTGTTAAACATCCGGCCTGTTTATTATCGGTCAACTCTGGAAAACGACAATACTGAGCACAGTCACTGGGGGTTCATTGCAGAAGAAGTTGCAGAAATTGACCCAAGGCTTGTTCACTACAAGACAGTTGATATTTCTTACAGCGATGACGGTGAGCGAGTAGAGACTGAACTTGAAACCCCAGAACCAGAGGGCGTCCAGTACGACAGGTTCGCGCCTTTGATGCTCAAATTAATACAAAAGCAACAAGCAACAATCACTGCGCTAGAAGCGCGTATCACACAACTGGAGAACAACTAATGGCTACATGGACAATAGCAACACTTGAACGAGACTTACAGGGCGACCTAGCGGGAGGCGTTATCGTTGCCCACTGGCGGGTAACTGAAGAAGAAACTGTGGGTGAGGAGACTTATAGTGCTTCATCCTATGGAACCTGTGGGTTTACCCCAGACCCTTCCTCAGAGGGATACATTGCCTATGATGACCTAACTGAAGCTGATGTCATTGGCTGGTGTCAGGGTGAATTAGATGTTGAGGCCATTGAAGCTGGTCTGACTGCAAGCATTGAAGAACAGAAGAACCCAACAACCGCTGATGGAGTGCCTTGGTAATGAGTGAAGAGCAAACAATCGTCATTAACGACGAAGAACATAACGTGTCTGAGTTGACTGTTGAAACCCAGATGCACGTTGCCCGTATCGCTGAGATTCGCCAAGAAATCGCACGTCTGCAAATGCAGATTAACGAGCGTCAGGTTGTGTTGAATGCTTACGGCGAAGCTATCGTCAATGCAGTTAAGCCTGCTGAAGACGAAGAGCCAGAAGCGGAAGTGGTGCAGTAGACTATGGACGTGGGTTCGGTAAGCGGATCTGCTCAAGTAAGTTGGAAACAGATCGCTGTTGAAAAGCAAGAGCGTCTGCGTACAGGCGCAGAAGGCGAACCCGTGAAAGAGATGGTGGAGACAGTAATGCCTACCTTGTATACCCAGAAAGGTAACAAGATTGAGGCTACAGCACTTGCTCCAACACAAAGGGTAGATATCTCAGTCTAAGAAGAAAGGAGCTAAGTAGTCATGGATTTACTTACAATAATCAATACGGTTACAACGATTGTCACTATCGCATCGTTGATTGCTGCAAGCACCCCGACACCCAAAGATGATGAGTGGATCGCAAAGCTGTATAGCTTCATTGATTTGCTTGCCATCAACATAGGTAAGGCTAAAGACAAGTGACACCCACTGAAAAAGCTATAGCAAAGATTGAAGCGCATGAGAAAGAGTGCGCTATACGCTACCAAGGCATTGAGCAGCGCCTCCAAGACGGGAGTAAGCGGTTTGATCGCCTTGAGCTAATGATTTGGGGCGTATATGTCACGGTGGTTGTTGCAGTAGCTTTACCGCAGTTTATGGCCTAACCATGATTGGTGAAATCGCGGCTATCGTGGCTGGCGTAAATGCTGCTACCAGTGCGATAAAACAGGTCGCTGAGACCACCAACGACATCTCCAGTATTTCCAGTTTCTTATCGACTCTTGGCGGTGCCGAAGTTGAGCTTCAACGTGCCCAGAATGAGGGTAAGCTGTCAGAAGCTGATGCTGTAAAAGCCGCTTTAGCAAAGAAACAGATCCAAGAGACCATGCGTGAGATCAAGGACATGTTCACCGTCTCTGGGAACGGGGATCTGTACCAAGAAGCGATGACCGCTATGGCTGAAGCTCGAAAAGCTAAACAACAAGAACTAGCAAGAAAAGCCGCTGCCAAGAAAAAGTTCTGGAAGGATGTCAGAGAGATAGGGGCGGTTTTACTGGTTCTGCTTATTCTTCTCCCCTTGACCTTGGCTGTTTTATTAACTTGGTTGACTAGGTGATGATGGCTTTCCTGCTTGTTGTGGTTGTAAACGGTGAGCCAATTCCTGACCAGTTCTACTTTCGTGATATTACGCGGTGTAATACGTTTGCTTATTATGTAAGCACCGGCAAGACCCAGATCAATCGAAACTACCAGATGCAAGAAAACATAACGGCTTATTGCATACCGAAGCGGGTGCCCGCCAACACACGGACATGGGACTAAATTATGACCAGAGAAATCTCATCAATCAGCCGCGTAGGGACTACAGAACCTTTTGAACTACAGGTAAAGCGAGGTCAAGTCGGTTGGCATTACGCTATCTTCAAGTTTGGGTTTAACCCAGATGTTGATGACAGCTTAGAGACCGTATGGGCTGAAGGCGGACTGTATAGCTACATCGAAACCGCTACGGTGTTAAAAGTATCCAGTTCTTCTACAAACGATACATCAGCAGGCACAGGTGCGCGTACCGTTACCTTATCTGGACTAGATGCTAACTACGCAGAAATCAGTGAGACGGTGACGCTGAACGGTCAAACAGCGGTCAACACCACAAATACTTATATCCGTATCAACCGCATGGTGGTCAACACTGCCGGTTCTGGTGGGCAAAACGCAGGTGTTATTTATGCAGGTGACGGCACTGTTTCAAGCGGAGTTCCTGCTGATAAATACGCAACGATTGCAGCAGGTGATAACCAGAGTCTAATGGGGTTGTGGACGGTTCCCGCAGACCATACGGCGTACCTACTCCAAAAAGATATTACTGCCGCTACGGCGCAAAACAACAAATATGCAACCATTCATTTGGTTGCACGACCTTTTGGTGAGGTATTTCAAACTAAGGACAAGCACGTTATTGATAATGGCGTTCTGCATCAGGCTTACAGTATTCCGCTCAAGTTTGAAGAAAAAACAGACATAGAGGTTCGCTGCATTGGAGATTCTTCTGGTGCAAACATAGCGGTATCGGCAGGTTTAGACATCATCTACATACGAAACGGTGACTCCCTGTGAACGCAAAATGGCTAGAGGAAGGCAGCGAGTACGCCGAATACGATGCGGACGGGGACGGTGTTGTCACAGATGAAGAGCTAAACACCAGCAAGGAACTGCAAGAGCTACGTCTACAGCATGAACGTGCGGATGCTCAACGAGCTATGAGTTGGTTCGCCTTGTGGGGAATGCTGCTGTACCCGTCATTAGTCGTTGCATCGGAGCTTTTTGGTCTTTCTCAAGCCGCAACGATATTAGGTGATATGGCCGCAGTCTACTTCGTATCCGTTGCGGGTATACTTGCAGCCTTCTTTGGCGCACAAGCGTGGTCGAATAGGAAATAAACATGAGTTTAGTTGCACAGTTAGTCGGGCCAGTTACAGGGCTGTTAGACAAGTTCATAGAGGACAAGGATCAAAAGAACGCCTTGGCTCATGAGATTGCCACGATGTCCGAGAAACACGCTCACGAGGCGCTAAAGGGCCAGCTTGAAATCAACAAAATGGAAGCTGCACATAAGTCGTTATTTGTTGCTGGGTGGAGACCTTGCATCGGCTGGATATGCGCTCTTGGCCTGCTGTACAACACCATAATTGCCAACATCCTTGGTATTTGGTTCGCAGTGCCAGAAGTAGATACAACGCTGCTTGTGCCCGTTATGATGGGGATGTTGGGCTTGGGCGCTATGCGCTCCTACGAAAAGGTTAACTCTGTCGCACGGGAGAAGTAATGGGCGAGCTAATTGAAATGGTTAAGCGCCATGAAGGCGTCAAATCCCATGTTTACAAATGTACTCAGGGCTTTGAAACCATAGGCGTAGGCCGAAATATATCCGAGTCTGGGCTGGGCTTGTCGCAAGATGAAATTGATTACTTGCTACACAATGACCTAGAGCGTTGTCACCAAGAGTTGCAAGATGCGTATTACTGGTACGGTGGGCTGAACAAAGCTCGACGGGACGCCATGGTTGATATGTGTTTCAATCTAGGTATTACACGATTGCGTGGGTTTGTTAATGCTCTGGAAGCTATGTCTCGTGAGCAGTTCGACATTGCCGCTGATGAGTTTATGGACAGCCGTTGGGCCAAACAAGTAGGTCGAAGAGCCGAAGAAGTTACTGAAATGATAAGGACTGGGGAGTATCGCTAATGCCTTTGCAGAAGTTTATCTTCAATCCAGGAATCAACAAAGAAGGCACCGACTATTCAGCGGAGGGCGGCTGGTTTGACGCTAATCTAGTACGGTTTCGTCAGGGGCTTCCAGAAAAGATTGGCGGCTGGGTAAAGTATATTCAGTCTTCTTTTACAGGGACAGGTAGAAAGTTACATGGCTGGGTAGCTTTAGACGGTACTAAAATCCTAGGCATAGGAACAACGTCTAAATTGTATTGGCAGCAGGGCGCGGCGTACAACGACATTACTCCTCTTCGAGAAACTACCGCTGCAGGAGACGTTACTTTTTCTGCAACCAATGGTTCTTCTACTATCACAGTTACTGATACAGCTAACGGGGTGGTTTTGAATGATTTTGTTACGTTTTCCGGAGCAGCTTCGTTAGGCGGCAATATTACAGCAGCTGTTTTAAACCAAGAGTATCAAGTCGCTTCTGTAGTAACTACCAATTCTTATACAGTGGAGGCTAAAGACACCTCTGGAGCAGCCGTAACAGCTAATTCTTCGGACACTGGTAATGGTGGATCCTCCACAGTAGGCGCGTACCAAATTAACGTCGGCTTAGATGTTTTTGTAGCCGGTGCTGGCTACGGTGTTAATGCATGGGGTAGCGGTTCTTGGGGTTCAAGTAGCTCACTATCGTCCACTAATCAGCTACGTTTGTGGTCAATGGATAATTTTGGTGAAGACCTAATTTCCAATGTGCGAGCAGGCGGTGTTTTTTACTGGGATTTTTCTACCTCTACTCAGCGAGCTAAAGCTCTTAAAGACATCGTAGGAGCTAATCTTGCACCTACAGTTGGGCTACAAGTTTTAGTTTCTGATGTTGATAGACATGTTGTTTTATTAGGTGCAGACCCAATAGAAAACGGCAGTAGGTCTGAGGTAATAGATCCGCTACTTATTGCATTTTCAGATCAAGAAAACCCGTTTGATTGGGAGCCACGCGCTACAAATACTGCGGGTTCGTTACGATGTTCAGCAGGCTCAGAGATTATTGGTGGGTTACGAGCTAGACAGGAAACGCTCGTATGGACTGACGTAGCAATGTATAGCTTACAGTTTATTGGCCCTCCAAATACGTTTGGTCTTACTCTTATTAACGAAGGCGTAAGTTTGATCAGTCCGAATGCTGCGGTAAACACTCCTAACGGTGTTTTTTGGATGGATAAGAAAGGCTTTTATACTTACAACGGAGCTGTACAACCCGTACCGTGTAGTGTCCATTCTTATGTCTTTGACAATTTAAACGTCGGTCAAGCCTTCCAAGTATTTGGATTCGTAAATAAGCAGTTTGACGAGGTTGGTTGGTTTTATTGTTCTGGAACTAGCACTGAGCCAGATAGCTATGTTAGTTACAACTACATCGAACAATCATGGTCTATTGGACAGCTTTCTCGCACCGCATGGTTAGACGAAGGAATCGAGTCTTTTCCTCGGGCTACTGGTAAATATAGCTCTACTTCTTACGTTTATTCCCACGAATCAGGGAACGATGATGACGGGGTTCCTATGGATAACGTCTTTATTGAAAGTGCTGATTTCGATATTGGGGAAGGAGACCAGTTCCAATTTATTCGTAGATGTATCCCAGACGTTAAGTTTACGGGTAATTCCGGCAGTACGCAGGCGATTAACTTCGTGTTAAAGGCTCGTAATTATCCTGGAGATTCCCTTACGACGGATATAACGTCTTCCTTTACCGGAAGTACGACTAAAATAGATACCCGCGCTAGGGGCCGACAAGCGGCGGTACGCTTCGAATCTGACGATGACGGAGAAATGGGAGATCGTTTAGGAGTAGGGTTTATAATTGGTGCAACTCGTTTAGAAATACAGCCTAACGGTAGACGGTAATGGCTAGAATTCTTAACGGAAGATTGCCTGTTGTTAACCAAGATCCGGTAGATAGTGGAGCTTTTAACAGGGCTATGCGGGTGTTGGAGCTTGGTTTAGGGTCGTTCGATCCTACAGCAACCCCGCAATACACCAGCTCTAATAGAGACGAGCTAAGTTTTGCGGTAGGCGATATTATTTGGAATACTACAGAAGAGGTTCTTCAAGTATATTTGGGCAATTCTTGGCAGAATATTTCAACGCCAAGCACCTCTGGACTGAGCGCAACAGGGAGCGTAGGTACAGTTCAGGTTGTTACTAACGGCAACATTACGGTAGCGGTGACTTAATGGCTAGTATTTACAACGATGACCAACGTCAATCTTTAATAAATTCGATGACTAATCCTGAATCCAATGCCACTAAATTTGTAGAACAGGGCGAAGATATCGGGCTACCTCGCGACGTTACGATGGATATTCTTAACCGTTACGCGACTTATGGCGCGAATACGGGAATCGGGAATCTTGGTGGCGAACGATTAGTTAACGCTCTTAATGACGAATACCGTAAACGTGTTGATGAGCCGTTACAAAGTAATCCTCCAGAAATGCTTTACGGAGGGTTTACAGCTATAGCAGATATCCTAGCGAACCTTGGTTCGTCTGCTATACAGGGGATAGGAAATGTCGGTAGTAGTATCGCGGATGTTTTTACCAGCGGTGGGGCGGAAGCTGCCAGTGGGGCAGCAGACGCTTCTGCCACTGCAATCGAAGCAGTAAACTCTCCCGTAACTATAAGTTCCGAAGGAACACGAACAGCTGGAGAAGGTTTAGGAGAGGTTACTTTAGATGTTGCTGCTCCAGATTTAGCGAGCGTTGACCCAAGTCCTGATCCGACTCGCTTAGAAAAGTTTCAAAAGTATTTAGACGAAAACCCATTAGTTGCTAAACAGCTTATGGCTTCAGGACAAGATATTGGTAAAGTTCTTGGCCAAGCTCTTGGTGGTGGCGGTAAACGTGAAAGTAGAGTTCCTGTTCGCGCTCCGCGCCCTAGGTTTCAGCCAGGAGCTATCCGCAGCCAACGTATTGGCATGGAAGATGGCGGGAGTGTACTAGGCCGTAAATTGTTTTTAGAAGGCGGCGAAGTTGACGGGCCTGGAGGCCCAAAAGAAGACCTAGTACCAATATGGGCGAGCGATAAAGAATACGTTGTTTCACATCAAGGCGTAAAGAATATGGGCGGTGGTGATTTCGATAAAGGAATCGCGGCTCTTGATAAGGTTAACTTTGGTAAATAATTATGAGTGAAAACGATACCGCGTATAGTTATCAGGCTCCCGATCAAAATATCTATGACCTTCTTATGGGGTCGCGGGGTCGATTTGGCCTCATGCCTCAAGTTGAAGCGTATTATCGTAGTCAACTTGAAAATCTAGGTGGGCCAGATACTAACCCATTTACCTATACTGGAGAACGTATTGCGGGATTCTCTCCTAGAGAAGAATATGCAATGGAACTTGCTGATCAAGGTATCGGTGCATACGCCCCGTATCTTTCTCGCGCAAAAGGGTTGACCGAAGAAGCGTTAGCTACGATGGCAGGCGGTAGCGCAGAAGCTAAAGCCGCACTACTTCGTGCACAACAACAAGGTGAAGATTATACTCGTACAGGATTACAACAAGGAACTGATTTCCTTGGTCGAAGTATAGATAAAACGTCCGAAGCAGAACAAGGACTTATGGGTCGTCTTGGTCAAGCGGAAGGCTCTTTTCGTGAGGCAGAGCGAGAAGGGTTAGATTACGCTTCTGAAGCAGAACGCATCGCTCGCGAAGGTCAAGCAATAACCGATCCTTTTTATAAAGAAGGTATTGCAGGAGTACGACAAGGTCGCGAAGCAGAAATAAGTGGTTTAAGTGCCGCTGACCAAGCTGCCCGTCGAGGCGTATCTGCCCAGAGTCCGTATTTAGAAGAAGCTCTGCAACAAACTCGCGCAAGCACTGCCGGATTCGACCCGTCTTCTGTTTCTTCGTATATGGATCCATATGAAGATGCAGTTGTACAACAGACCATTAAAGATATTCAAAAGGGACAATCTCAAAGCGATATCGCTAGGCGAGCTAGTGAAATTGGTTCAGGAGCGTTTGGTGGTTCCCGTAGTCGATTAGGGCAAGAAGAATCCGATATAGCCGCGAACCGTGGGATGATGGAAGCTGTTGGCGCATTGCGTAGCCAAGGCTATCAAAGTGCTCGTGACGCTGCGATGGGAGAGTTTGGTAGGGCTAGAGCCGCTGAAGCAGGCGCGGCAGGTATGACGGCTGGCTTAGGTGCGCAGGCAGGAGGCGCGGAGTCAGGATTAGCCCAGCTACTAGCGGGAACCGCTGGTCAACGAGGTTCAGCTTACCGTGGTTCCGGAGCTGAGATTGCTGGATTAGGCGGGGCGATGGGCGGAAGCCGAGAGCGTCTCGCAGGCACTGTCGGTGCTTTAGGTTCTCAACGGTCTGGTTATCGCTCGGGGCTAGGTACTAACCTGAGTAATATCGGTCAAACTGGTTACGGTGCTAAAATGGGTACAGCAGGCGCGTTGTCGGGAGCTGGCTCAGAACTATACGGTATGGGTACGGGCGCAGGACGACAGTTTTACGATATGGGCGCAGGAGCTTCATCAGGATTAGCTGGTTTAGCTGGACAATTATCCGGAGCGCAAACAGGGGCTGCTGGCGCTTATCAGGGTCTGGCTGGCGCTGAACAAGGTTTCCGTCAAGGCGATATCGGTTCGATGATGAATATCGGTGCGATGAATCGCGCTAGAAACCAAGCTGGTTTAGATTTAAATTATCAAAACTTTGTTGGGCAATATAATATGCCGCAACAGTTAATGTCCGGTTACGCAAACTTCTTAACTGGCGCTGGCCCGTTAGCTGGTGGTACAGGATATTCTGGAACCACGCAAGCAACGCCGTTTAGCGGATATGGAACAGCTACAGGAAGTAATTTCTCGTATCCTGCTTACGGAATGCAGGACGGCGGTCGCGTTATACCTCAAGGTAATAAAGGATTAGCGGCGTTATCGCGAAAAGCACCTGAAGTAGTACGCAAGATGGGGTTTACTCCAGCTAAGAAAAACATGGGCGGAGTTGTTAATCCTCGATTCCCGATGGCATCCCGTAAATTAGGGGCATAACGTGGCGAATAATTTTGGTTTTAATATCGGTGGTGGCGGTGGTGGTATTGCTAATTTAGTTCAAGCCCCTAAAGTTACGCCTGTTCGTACTCAGCAGTTTGCGCCTACGCCCCGACGTAGCGTACAACGTGACGAAAAAGATCCTAAAAAACAGATCCTTGGTGCGTTGTTAGGCGCATCCTCTCCGTTTTTAGCTGAAGCGGGACTCGCGGGTCTTGCAAAAATCCCAGGTTTGGAAGATAAAATCTTCAAACCCGAATTTGATGTTCGAGATGAGTTTGGAATAAGTTCCCCGACTACCGGAACAACGCTTGCTACAGACCCTTATTCTGCAGAGCAAACAAAACTTCGCCAAAGAGTTGACGCCGCACTACCTTCGACTAGACTCCCTCGTCAAAAAACATTACTTGGTAAAGGTTTAGGTGAGTTACTTACTTACGCCCCCGCGATAGCTATGGCAGGCGATGAGGATGACGGAGGTGTTTCCGCATATATTTCCGCTGCTCAGTCTGGTAAAAAGCTAGAAGGCGCGTTAGACGAGCAGCGTCTTAAAGCCTATTTAGATAGAGAAACGAAACGTGGTGAGAAACTTACCGATATAGGTGATTTTACCCGTAAGGTTTCATATAGCGCGGTACTGCAAGACGATGGTACGTTTGCACCTATTAAACGTACTGCTTTAATCTCTCCTGATAAATCTACCCGCTATGTTCTCAGTCAAGGGGATGCGGCGGTTGATTTCGTTATTGGGGAAGATGGTTCACAAGTACCTGTTCCTAAAGGGCAATACTTTATTCGTGAATCGCTTACTTTAGACGATACAGATCCAGGAAAACCGGAAGATGTAAAATTATTTGACACTAACAGTGGACAGATTGCCTACGGAACTGTGCAGTATGCTCAAACTCCTTCAGGTCGCGAAGCTCGTATTTTACTTCGAGATCCTCGTAACCGTCGAGGCGATGACAAACAAACGACAGCTGAATCATTAAGAGAAGAGTTCGGTGATAATTGGGTTCCGTATGATCAAGAACTCGCGCAGTTAGAGGCACGTGAAAAAGGTGATCCGCAACTATATAAAAAATTCGACGCAAGAATGGATCGTGAAGTATCTACGTTTGAAGTAGCTAATATCGCGTCTACGATTATCCCTATTGCAATGCAAGCAGAAGAAAAACCTGAGCTTTTAACTAACGTCGGCGCACTTCCTGGATTTTTTGATCAAGTTCGTAAAGAAATAAATTCTGTCTACAATATATTTAACGCTTCAGGGAATCCTGTTCGTAATGTAATTTACGATAGTGCTGCAGATGCGCAATCTGCAGCGAGCATGAGTAATCTTTTATTGGCTGCAAATAACTTTAGTCAAATCCAAAGCAACTCTAGTGCAACGCAAGCAGATATAGACGCTGCTAAAGATCAGTTGGTTTCTGCATTAAAAGTCGTTCAAGACAGAGCTAAAGAACAAGGGGCGACTGGTTCATTCATTAATATGAATCTAGAGGGAGCAGGGTTCCAAGATCTTATTGAAAAGCGAGGTCTATTAGCTGCGGGTCAATTACGGCTTGCTTACGCTGCTGCAGCAGCAGATGGCCAAACAGGTACTTCTTTATCCGATAGAGACGTTACAAACTTCCTTTCTCAGTTAGGTTTTGGCGATACTAACGCTAAACTTATCGGTAAAAAGATGACTAATTTCGTTGTTAATCGTTTTCAAATGTTCGATGAACGAGAGTTTAGAAATCTGTCTAATAACGCTAGAAACCACTCAGAAATAGACGTTAGAGAAACTAATGATTATTTATCAGGCACGTTCGGAGTAAGTCGTTCTGATTTAAACGCGCTCCGAGATCCTGAACGCTCTCAAGAAGATAAAGAAGATATTGCTTCTAAAATTCAAGAGCGCATTGCAATGGTTAGTCGAGGTACAGCCGCACCTGACTTTGTATACGATAGGGAAAACCAGCGGATCCGCTATGTTCCGATTTTAGAAAGATTAAAAGGCCGAGAACTTTTATATAACCGTTATATGCAAGATATTTTCCCACATTACGGTATTACTGAAGATCAGATTAACTTGGTTGGCGAAAGCGATATTGACCTTGGGTCAACTGGTCGTAGACCTACTAAGTCTCGTCCCCAAGCCGAACTCAGGATTCGTCAATGAGCACTAATCCAAACATTCAAGTTTTACCCGATTATTTAAAAACACCTGAATTTGATGAATTTAAGTCAACTCTTATTGAAGAGGGCGTGGGAGATTTTTCAATCGGTGAAATTTTCGAAAACGACCCTATTCGTTTAAATAGATATTTGCAATCGGAATATTTACAACAAAAAGCGGAACAAGGCGACGAACAAGCTCTTGCACTTGTAGACGATGACGATAAAGAAATAACTAATGCAGTAAACACTTATTTACGGCGTTATTTACCGCTGGACGATGTAGAACAAATTCGATTAAGTCTAGATACGCCACCGAGACCTGTTGCTTTAGGTAGAGAGGAAGGTCTACCAATAGATATAACTACGAGCTTTGGACAAACTCCTTCAGACTACAGTCGTTTAACTGAAAATGTACTGACCAGTGAAGAAGATCGTCAAAACTTAGCTTCATTGGGTATAGACCCAGATGTAGTTTATCAGGGCGACCAGAGTTTTTACGAAAAATATATGGAAGGCCAGTTTCCCACTGGTTCTATTGATAAAGACTCTCCTTGGCGTGTTAAAGCGTTTTTCTTCCCGATTAATATGACGCCGTTCGAAGCTGAAAAGTTATTAGAGCAAGAATCACCTAACGCTGAATTTAGATATATCAATCCTCGCGATAAAAGTATGGGACTTGCGATCCGTGATGAGTCTACTAACGGCAGGTTCGTACCTTTACGTCCTCAGTTTGGTTTAGAAGCTGGAACAGAAGGATTAATTACAGGATTAGGGCAGGAGATGGGTGCTCTAGTTACTGAAGCTATCGGATTAAAAGGTTTAGGTAAATTAATCGGTGAAGGTGTCGAACAAACGACGCTTAGTCGTAAAGCCGGACGTGGAGCAGGCACAGTTGCACTTGCTGGTTTTTCCGCAGGGATGGGAAGATTTGCACAATTAGCTTACGGTAATGCTCAAGGTATTAATGACGTATCTATCGAACGAGCTTTCCAAGATGCAGGGTTAGCGGCTGTTTTAGGCGGGGCTGGCGCAGCTGTTGTTGGTACGGCAATGGCAACAGTAGGTCAGGTTTGGAAAACTATAACAGGCTCTAATATCCCGCAGCCAGTAATAGATAGATTACAAGCGTCTATCGCTAAAATTAAAACAAAAGGAACTGGCGAAGAGTTTACCTCTGAAGAATTAGCGGAAAGAACTCGGCAGGCGGCTCTTACAGTGGGGGACTCAGTAGCAGAGTATCGCCCAACAGCAGGGGAACTTACTCAAGACGATTTCTTAAAATCATTAGAGATAGAATTGTTTTCGCAACTATCTACTACTGCTAAGGGCAGACAAGCCTACGAAGACATTGTTAATAATAACGCTAATGCTGCATTTAACTTTTGGCAGGAGCTTACTGAAAACGCCCCTGAACTAAAGGGTATTTCATATACAGATTTTCGTGAGTTTTTAAAGAAACAACAAGACGATTACGCAGCACAGGCTGCGGAAGCTGCGAAACTCAAGATCCGCGATATTGAAGAAGGGGCAAAACTAGACGAAGTTTTACCTGAACAACCTCCTGAACAGATGCTTACGATTGATGAGCTAGGTTCTACGTTTACGAGAGACCAAGAATCAGGAAGTTTGATTTTTAAACGTAACAGTCCTGAATTTTTAGCTCAGTCCGACGAAGCGTATAACGCTGCAAAAGATTCAGTAGCTAGGGAAATAGATGCGTTATCAGGTCTTAAATACGATCGTAAAACTGATTCAGCAACGCAAATAATCCCAGCTTTCCGTGAAGCGTTTAATGCTGGCGAAGATAAAGACGCGATTATGCGTACTTTAGGCGAAGTTGAAGCGTCGGATGTAATTAAAAGTATGATCCCGATGCGAGATGGGGTCAGTATTCTTAAACAACTACTTGGCGTAACTGTTGATGATCAAGGTAAGTTTTTAAAACAAGCTGATTTAGATTTCGGGCAGTTAGCAGGAATGCAAAACGCACTAAATAGCTTGTTTATGGAAAGCTCTGACCGAGGAGTTAGAGAAGTAGCTATGAACTTGCGCGATGCTGTAGAAGCGCAAATAGATGATTTAATTACTTTTCAAGCGCGTAAGCAATTAGCAGCTGAAGGGGTCGAAGCTCCTACTCCTAAAGTGCTGGGAGAAAAAGTCCAGGAAATAGCTGGCCCATTAATTGAAGCCCAAGCTGGGTTACGTCAGGCTAATCAAGCGATTGAACGAAGATTTATTCGTGAACTGGTAGATAAAGAACCTTCGGAAATAGCCGATTTCGTTTTATCGTCTAGCCCTAAGCAAATTACTCAGCTATTAGATCAGATCTATCAGCTACCTGATTCTATCGTCCGTATGCAAAACTTACGTCAACTAGTTGTTGAAAATATGCGTAAGTCTATGGGCGACTTGCCGTTGGCAGAACAAAATAAAGCCTATGCTAAATTTTTAGAAAAGAACGCTGATCAACTAGAGGCGTTATTCCCTGAAGCTCAGTTTTTAAAGCTAACTAATTTTCAAGAAGTTCAAGAGCAGGCTCTAAAAGATATTGCTGAAACGGCTGAAACATTAGCGGAGTTAGAAAAGAAATTAGGTAAGCCTCCCGCTGAATTTATTAGCGACTTTTTATTGCAGGGACGTAGCGCACGATTGACTGGTGCAGCAGAGATGTCTCGTCGGGAGTTTGGAGAATTAATCAAACAAAACCCAGAACTACAACCCTATGTTACGGCACTAACTAGAGACTTTTTCCAAAAGAACTTTGAGACGACTAGAACCGCAGGAGACACGATGTTTTCTGGAGGGTTAGACGTAAACCGTTTTATTGATTTTGTTCAAAGTGGCGTAAGAAGTGGTCAAGAAGGTAGTTCCGAATTAGGACAAATTTTTAGCCCTCTACTTGGTAAAGAAGAAGGACAGAAGTTTGCTAAAAACTTGCGGATGTTAGCACAAATTTTAGATCGTGGGGTGCGGAGATCAGCACGAAGTCCTATGTCTCAAGGCCCAGCAGCTAACCAGACGATAGATGATTTTTTACAAGAAATGTCGTTTGCACAGCGAATCCTTATTCCTCCACTGACGCAAACAGGACGACGAGTTACTGCTTTAATGATGGGTTATCGTGATCAAGCGAAAAGTGACCTGTTAGAAGTTTTAGCTGATCCAACTAAACTTGACATACTTCTTAAAAACAGAGCAGATCAAATTTCTCGTCGAGATTTTTACAAGTTTCTTGGCGCGTTAGCCGTAGCTAGAGAAGTAGATATTGGCACTGAAACTAGTGAAGATACATATGACAGGGCGATAAAAGGATTGCAAGGGCCAGTAGAAGGTATCGCTGACCTATTCTCAAGGATGTTTGACGATGAAGATTAAGATATTCGAGCCACCGTTACCTTCATTAGACGTTGAGCAGATGTCCAACGGCGGTGAAGTCGAACCTCCTAAAATGTTCGGTGGCGGTAATCTTGGTAATTTTAGTATCAATGTCGACCCTGACCGTATTGCCGCGTATATGGCAAACAATCCGATAGTTGCGGATACAGTTAGTGAGAGTCCTGCTGCGACAGCTGCCGAAACTGTGTATCCTGTTGGCGATTTCGGCCCTTCAGCTTCTGAAGCACTGGGCTTTAATGTTGAGCAAGGTGCATACGGTAACGATTATGCTCAATACGATCGCGGGGATTACGTTCGTTCACAAGATCCAGAAGCCGCGAGACAGCGAGCAGAAGCCGCGAGAAAAGCTGCTGAAGAACGCGCTGCTAAAGCAGAAGCTGATAGGGCTGCGGAAGCAGAAGCCGCTGCCGCTAGGGCTGCGGAAGCAGAAGCAGAATTTGCCAGACGACTAGCTAATGCCGAATTAAGTTCGCAAGAAATTCAAGAACTTATCGCAGGTGGGATGCTTAACGAAGAGCAAGTCCTCTCAATTATTCAAAACTATCAACTTAGTGAAGATCAATTAGCTCAGTTGTACACCCAAGGCTTACTTACTGAAGAGCAGATTCGAGAGATTATCGAAGGCGAAGTTGCTGCTCAGTCCGATGAAGAGCCTAGCGCCCAAGAAACCGCTGCCGCCGCAGGTTTAACACAAGAACAAGTTCAAGACTTAATTAACGAAGGCAGACTTACCGAAGATCAGGTTTCTGAGTTAATTTCTAGTCAATTAAGTGATTACAATCCGAATGTTGATCTGTCTGGTTACCTTACTGCTGACGATTTATCAGGGTATGCAACACAAGAACAGGTGGAAGGTTTAGAAAGTTTGTTCCAAAACTACCTCACTCCTGAACAATTACAGTCATATCTCCCACAAGAAGGTCAGTACGTTACTCCTGAGCAATTAGCTGAAGCTACCGCTAATGACTACGATTCTGTTATTCAAGGTTTAACAGATCAATTAGGTGAACTTGAAACTAAGTATCAAGACGTACAATCTCAATACGAAGCTGACGCAGTTAACCAGCAAATACAAGATACGAAAGAAGAGTTAAATAACTATTTTGCAGCCGCTTCACCTAGCGGCCCAAGAACAGGGTCTACTTCACAATTTGATTCTGGTACTTCGTTCCTTCCAGGAGGTAGCCCGATGGCCAGTCTTATCGGTAGCCAGCGAGAAGGGCAAGGTCAAGATGCATTTACGTCGTATTTAAAAACATTTACTCCGAGTTATGGCGATTACAACAGACCGTTTAGCCCTGAAGAATATGACGAAAGAAACCAACCGTTTACCGGCGGTATGTATAACAACCCGTTTACCGGCGGTATGTCCTACAATCCTGAGAAAAGAAGTATGGGCGGTCAAGTATCAAACGGTATAATGGATCTCACTGATTTCGATACAAACGTACAACCGTTTCAAAACGCCTTTCGGCCTAACGTACCAAGGAACTAATAATGGCTATACCAATGAATGAAATGCCGAATCGCTTAGACCAAATACGAGCTGATGCTGAAAGAGCAGCTCCCCCCTTGCCCCCTGCCGGTGGTACTCCAACACCTCCTCCCGCCGGTAGGGGAGCACCTATGCCGCCGATGCCTCCCGCTGGTGGTGGTACGCCGATGCCTCCGCCTCCTATGGCTGACGCTCCTGCTCCAGAAGAAGATCGCCTAGCTGAACTAATGGGCGGTATGGATGAAGAGCCGATGATGCCAGAAGAAGATCCGATGGCGGATGTAAAGCCTCAAGACCTTGCAGTAGGTATCGCGCAATCTGCGCTAGATATTTCTGATTCTCCTGAAGAAGCGTTAGCGGCTGTAGAAGCAGCGGCTGCAGAGCTACGGAACTTGTTAGCTTAACCAGTTTTCCCACTTTTCATCGCCTAAGACTTCTTGGGCGAGGTCAAGTTTGTTACGCAACGCTGTTACGATCTTTTCGTCTACCGTATCTTTGGCTACGAGGTCAACGTAAGTTACGTTGTTCTTTTGTCCAATACGGTGCGCTCTATCTTCTGATTGCAATCTCTTTTCTAAGTCGAAGTTGTTCGAGTAGTAGATTACGTTTTGCGCTTCGGTAAGCGTGATACCGTACCCACCTGTTTGCGTATTACCTACGAAAAACCTGAGCGGCGAATCGGGGTTCTGGAAATCTTTAATAACTCGTTCACGTTCATCGGGGCTTGTATCCCCGAAGTATGCAGCTACCGAATCAGCTCCGAACAGTCCTTGTAATGTCTCAACGATTTCTAAAATATTTTGGCGGTAGTTTGCCCAGATAATCACCTTACCCTGCATCTCACCGATAACTTCAATAAGTTCGTCGATACGATTGCTATCTACGGGAGTTTCTACGCCGTCATCGCTTTTTACATGACCGCATATAATCTGGTGTAACCTGAGCAGCTGAGTGAGTACATTCGTAACACTCACCATTTCTTGATTTTCAAGTTCCGTTATCGCCAGTTCTTTTAATTCAGCGTATAGTTTCTTTTGTTGCGCGGTCAGGGTTACTTCTCTCCGGATATACAGTTTTTCCGGTAGGTCGAGGCAGTCGTTTTTAAGTACCCTATAAGAGAACGTATCTAGCTTAGACGTTAGTTCGTCTAGGTTCCTATACCCTACTACCTGTTTAACGGTACGGCCCCCGAAATAGCGATTTACGACCTCTCCGAAGTGGTTCTGGAAAGAGTAGAACGAGCTGTACCCGAGTAGGCTTGTTCCAAGCACCTCAGTTTGGCTGTATAAGTCCAGCGGTGATTGGGTTATTGGTGAGCCAGTCAAGATCCTACGGAACTTGGTATTCTTTGCCAGCTTCGTAATAGCCTTGGTTCGCGAGGCTTTCGGGTTTTTAATCGTCGTGGATTCGTCAACCGCGAACAGCACTTGATGACCGAGGATAAAGTTCTCAGTAAATTTGACACCCTTAGCTGTACTAAACGCTTCGACGTTAATAACGAAGATTTTGAGTTTATCTTCGCCTACGTCGAATAGTTTTATCAGATCAGCTTTTTCTTGTTTACGAGGGGCAGGAGACCATACCGCGACATGCCGGTCGATATATTCCGGCATATGGTCAGGTATCTCTTTCGTAGACCAGTTTTTGTATACGCCTTTTGGCGCGACGATAACGGCTGCGTTGATCGCACCTTTACCGTACAAAATACCTATGGTGTCGATAAGGACTTTCGATTTACCTGTTCCCATTTCCATAAAGAAGCCGTAATGAGGCTTGTTCCATGAACGGGTTAACGCCGTCTTTTGATGCGCAAACGGTTGCGTTTTGAATTCGTACTTCAAAGCTGTTCCTTTCTAAGTTCTATAAGTAAGTATATAGAAATAGAATAATAAAGAAATGAATTTCTGAATTCGTAGGAAGCCTGTAATAGATATAATATATTCTATTAGTTTTACTCTCTCACAGTTTCCTATGTAAAAACAGTAACTTAGACTCTAATCTATTACTTCTATTACTCTATTAGACGTTTCTGTTAATTTTTTTATAAAAAATTTTATTTTAGATATAGGTAATACAGGAAATAGGGGTTTACTTCCGAAAAGGCGCTAAGGTAAGGTATAGCCCTATAAAGGAGAAATTAGAAATGACAGTTTATATTGTCCAAGACGTTCCTGGAAGGAACTTCGTCCCTGCAGCTAAGTACGGGGAACTCGTTTCGCTACTCCCAGCGAAAACGAACCTGATGCTTACAACGGGGCCAGAGGTAGCACGCCTCAAACGAAAGCTCATTGATTTCAATGACGACGATTACCTACTTCTTGTTGGTGACCCTGCCGCTATCGGTCTATGTTGCGCAGTAGCTGCGGCAATAAATGGCCGGTTTACGGTACTGAAATGGGATCGCCAAGAGATGACGTACTACCCCGTATCGTTCGATATTAGGGGTGGCTCACAAGAACTAGGAGAATTACATGTCTGATGAAAAAGATACACCGTTATCCTTCGAGGAATTAACAGGTGCAGCTTCGCAAGAAGAATGGAACGAATCGACACTCGATAGCGAGTTCGCAAAGATCAGTGCTACTGCAACAAAAATGCAGGAACTGCAAAAAACGATAGCATCTTTAGAAGATGACCTAAAGCAAGCCAAAGAAGTCCTCCGCGTTGTAGAAGAACAGGAGCTACCCGAGGCGATGCAAGCGGCGAATCTTAAAGAGATTAAACTAACAAACGGTGCCAAAGTCACGATTAACGAGTTCTATAAAGGGTATATCTCGGAAAAGAACCGCGAAAAAGCGCACGCTTGGCTCCTCGCAAACAACCACGGCGGCATAATTAAGCACGAAGTCAACCTAAAGTTCGGTAAGGACGAAGGGGATAAAGCTGCAGACGCCGTAGCAAGTCTTCAACAGAAGGGGTTAGACCCAGCTGTTAAAGAGAGTGTTCATCCGCAAACGCTAAATGCATTTGTGAAAGAACAGATGACGAGCGGGAAAGACCTTCCTGCAGACCTATTCGGGATATTCGTCGGATCCCGCGCCAAACTAAAATAGAGGTAACTCATATGGCTGATAAGAAAGTTGCTGAGGCTTCGTCCTCAGATTTGATACCCTTCGATGACGATTTGTTATCGGCAGGTACTGGACTCGAAGAAGCGAGTGCAGATGATTACGCGATTCCGTTTTTGCGGATTCTACAATCAATGTCGCCACAGCTTAAAAAGAGCGACGGCAAATATATCCAAGGTGCCGAGGAAGGAAACTTTTTCAATACCGTTACCGAATCGGTATACGATGGCACTGAAGGCGTGATGATAATTCCTTGTGCCTACAAGAAAAAGTATATCGAATGGGTTACACGGGAAAACGGTGGCGGGTTCGTATCTGATGACCATGCAGCTTCGATTCTTAAAGAATGTAAGAAAGACGATAACGGTCGGTTTATTTGGACGAATGGCAACCAGATCGCAGAAACTGCAGAGTATTACTGTATCTTAGCGCAAGACGAAGATGCGCCAGAGCAGGTTTTGTTAAGCCTTACATCCTCGCAGCTTGGCTTTTCTCGACGTTGGAATACTATGCTGAACAACGCACGGGTAAATAACGCGAAAGGTGAAACGGTAGCTGCGCCGATGTTCTCTTATATGTACAACCTAAAGACGATTGCTCAATCGAATGACCAGTACAGCTGGATGGGACTATCTGTAGAAAAGAGTAGACCTACACCTATGCCACTGGCCATGGCTGCGCTCGACTTCATGAAAGCCGCACGTTCTGGTGCAGTAGAAGTTAGACAAGAGCAGGAAGGAGCAGCAGCCTCAGCTGAGGCAGAAGTAGTCGACGGAGACGATGTCCCGTTTTAGGTTTATAAGGGTGAGCAATGTCAATACACGAGCAGTTTGCCACCCGTTTCGTGGGGTTGAGACACGGCTATAGTGTCTTTACCCCGACGAAAGAAACACGGGAAGATGGCAAAGCGAAAGGGAAATATGTAACTATTTCACAAACGCTCAACCAGAAAGAGTTATTCGCTATCTGGGCAGAGCATATTAGAGGGGAAAGAAGTCTCGGTATCGTACCGATTGATGAGAATAATATGTGTTCGTGGGGGTCTATAGACATAGACGATTACCCGCTAGATCTCAAAGCGTTAGCTAAAAAGATCAAGAAGTTCAAGCTACCTATGGTCGTTACACGATCGAAGAGTGGCGGAGCGCATATCTTTATGTTTGTATTTGACCCAGTTCCTTGTTCTACGATGCAACGTAAACTGAGACAAATATCCGCAGCGATAGGCTTTGGTCAGTCTGAGGTATTTCCTAAACAGACTAAGCTCTTGTTAGCAAGAGGAGATAGAGGAAGTCCGTTACAGATGCCGTATTTTGGCGGCGAAGACTCTACTAGCTATGGGTTCGGTGCCACTGGCAACGTCCTTACGCCAACAGAGTTTTTGGATTACTGTGAAAGTATCGTCCTTACTGAAGAAGAACTGGATAAGCTCGAAGTCACGCCTATCTTAGAAGATATGGAATGGCTCGACCACTCACCGCCATGCCTAGAGCATTTGATTGCTCAAGGTTTCCCGAAAGGTATGCGTAACTCTGGGCTGTTTAACGTGGGAGTATTTCTGCGTAAAAAGTTTCCAGACGATTGGGAAGGTCGGCTAGAGCAGATAAACCACAAACACTTTAGCCCACCGTTGAGTGCGCAAGAAGTGTTGTCGGTAGCAAAGCAAGTTCAGAAAAAGGATTACTTCTATAAGTGTAACGACCAGCCGATAGCTGGCCATTGCAACAGCCCACTGTGCCGTACACGCAAGTTCGGTATCGGTGCGTCAGGAGGTACGCCTTTGTTTAGTAACTTGACTAAACAGAATAGTGATCCACCAATCTGGTTCTTAGATGTCGAAGGCGGCAGGCTAGAACTCGAGACGGAGGAGTTACTTAACCAGACTCGGTTCCAACGAAAGTGCATGGATAGCCTCAACATTATTCCGCCGAAAGTACGGGATAACGTATGGCGCACTATTATCCAACAGCTTCTCGATACGCTGACAATTATCGAAGTACCAAAAGATGCTTCGACAGAAGGTCACTTTAACGAGTTGTTAGAAACATTTTGTACCGAAAGACCGGCTAGGGAACGGGACGAGCTACTACTTGGTAAACCTTGGACAGATAAAAGCAGGACGTATTTCCGTTTAGCTGACCTAATGGACTTCTTACACCGTAAGAATTTCAGGGATTACCCTCGTAATAAGCTAACCGCCAAGCTCAAGAATATGGGCGGCGATTCGCATTTCTTTAACATCAAGGGCAAGGGCGCTAACGTCTGGCATATACCAGAGTTCCAAGCGCAAAACGAATCCCATTCGTTGCCTGAGTTCAACGACTCACCCTTGTAATGTTAAAATCGAATGCACAAATAATCCTTGGGCCTCCAGGAACAGGGAAAACGAGCACACTACTAGGGCTATTAGAAGAAGAATTAGATCGGGGGACTTGCCCAGAAGACATTGGGTTCTTCACCTTTACCAAACAAGCGGTACAGGAAGGCAAGACTAGGGCGATGTCAAGGTTTGCGATAACGAATGGACAGTTACCGTATTTTAGAACCTTACATTCTCTTTGCTTTTTCCAGTTAGGGCTGTCGAAAGATAGCGTCATGAGTTCGAGAGATATTGGTGATTTAAACCAGAAGTTGAACTTGCGTCTAACTGGCTCTATTAGTTCCGAAGAAGGACATATCTCGAGCATCTCTAAAGATGACCGATTATTGTTCATAGAAAACCTTGCTCGAATGAGACAGGTAAATTTAGAAACCCAGTGGCACGATTCTGATGACGTGGTGGGTTGGTTTGAACTAGAGCGGTTCGCGAACGGATTACGACTGTTTAAGGATGACAGACTGCTTATCGACTATACCGATATGTTGCAACTGTTTTTAGATCGAGGTCGTGCTCCGAAGTTAGATGTAATGTTCGTAGACGAAGCTCAAGACTTATCGCCGTTACAGTGGGCGGTAGTTCGTAAGTTATGTGAATCAGCGGATCGTATTTATATCGCAGGCGATGATGATCAAGCGATCTATCGTTGGGCGGGTGCCGACGTTGATTATCTAATTCGTAATTCAAAAGACGCGATGATTTTAAAACAGTCTTATCGCGTTCCATCTTCGATACATAAGCTCGCGCAAAACTGTATCGGGCAGGTTGTTTCGCGAGTACAGAAAAGCTGGAACCCTCGTAAAGAAGCTGGACACGTTTCGTGGGAACCGTCTTACGAAACGATCGACATGGAAAGCGGTGAGTGGTTAGTGCTTGCTAGGACAAACTACTTACTAAATGGGATCGAAGAACATTGCCGGTCAGAAGGCTGGTTCTATAAAAGTAAAAACCGCAACTCAGTTTCTGAGAAAAAAGTCAAGGCGGTGCGCGATTGGGAAACTCTGCGGCAGGGCGGTGAAATACCGATCGTAGATCTTACCAAAGTCTTAAATTATATGAAGATCCGCGTACCTATCTCCCTAGAGAGAAACGACTTTGATACTAATATCTCATTTGATCAGGCGCAGCAGTTCGTACCTGACCTTAAAAAAGAATATTGGTACGACTTGTTCGACGGAATCTCAGTTTCGGAACGCAGCTATATTCGTGCGATGCTTAGACGAGGAGAAAAAATAACTAAAGAACCACGGATCAAGCTATCGACCATTCACGCAGCTAAAGGAGGTGAAGCTGAAAACGTAATCTTGCTAACCGATATCTCGAACAGGATTTATAAATCGTACCAGTCAAACCCTGACGACGAGTCACGGGTGTTTTACGTTGGACTAACCCGAGCAAAGGAGAACTTGTTTTTAATTGAGCCGCAAACTCAAAAATACTTCCCGCTTTAGTGCTTTACTTTCAGGGGCGTCTAAGGTAAAGTAGTAAAACCTAGAAAGGAGAAATAAATGAATATCTTTGTAACTGACTCTTGTCCTGTACAAAGTGCGCGTGAACAATGTGATAAACACTGTGTGAAGATGGTTCTAGAATCTGCCCAGATGTTATCTACTGCGTGGCGCGTATTTAATAACGAATATGCAGAAAAAGAGAGCTTGTACAAACAAGCGCATCTAAACCACCCATGTAGTATCTGGGTTCGTGAAGAGCCAGAAAACTACATCTGGTTATATCGACACTTTTCGGAGTTGTGTAAAGAGTATACACACCGCTACGGTAAAGAACATAAGTCGTCGAGGCTTTTGTGGTCGCTGTTCTGGCTACCCTTCCCTGATTACCGAATACAACGCGCAAATAAAAATCCAGAGGGCTTTGCGTTAGCAATGCCTGATGAATATAAATCCGAAGATGTTTACGCTTCGTACCGCAACTACCTGATTGGCGAGAAATCTTATTTCGCTAAATGGGTAAAAGACCCTTCAAGAAAACCAACATGGTGGATTAGTTAATGGCCTCTATTAGAAAGACCCTTCAAGAAAACGCTAACGACAGCAAAAATACCCGCATGGATATTGCCAGCGGCAATATGCTAGGGAACTGGCGACCTGACGAAATTACGCATATGACGCGCTTCGATAAGTGTTCGTCACTTTGCATCGGAGAAGCGAAGTATCGCGACAGACCTATCGACGTGCTTGAAGCAGGGTGCGGAGAACTTTGGGTATTGCGTAACTTGTATAAAGCCTACACCGTAAAGAAGTCGGACGTGATCCGCTCTTATCGCGGCGTAGATATCGACCCCGCTGTCCTGAACGAAAAGGTTGGCTATAGCAGCCCTACTGGATTTGTTCAAGACTCAACATGGTTCGCTAACTTTAACGGACAGATAGATATTCAAGACCTTACGGTAAACCCCGTGTTTGACCTACCCGACGAATCAATAGATTTTTTCTGGACTACCGAAGTTATTGAACATATGGGCCGCGAGTTTATTGCACCGTGGCTTGATGACGCTAACCGAGTATTGCGTCCAGGAGGACTGATTTACGTTTCAACGCCTAACCATGACGGCTCTAACGATAAGCTACCCGAAGACCACGTTTACGAATGGGGCTTCGAAGAACTAAAAGACGAGCTTACGAAAGAATCACGAGGCTGGGAACTACAGTCGGTTGTCGGTACGTTTTGCCAAATGCCTAAACTAAAGAAGGCTATGCAGAAAGACGGCGAGGACGGCGAATGGCGTTGGCTACCTGATCAGTTCGAGTTACTCGAAGAACGCTACGGCAAACAGTTTTTACGAGTAGTTGCCGCTACGTTTTTCCCAGAAGTTTCTAACAACTGTGCGTGGATATTGAGAAAGCCTGCATGACAAATTTTATACCCGCAGAGGTAGATCGGTACGTTTACTGGATCGAAGAACGTGAACGTATTCGTCATTTAAAAGAGGAGGTTCAACAAGAGCCTCCTTGGACGCAAGACCCGATACTACAAGAGTTTAAGTTTTGCCAAGTTTTTCGTGAGGACGATAGGACTACGCGGTGGTTTCGCGAGCATATTCGCGAGCCACTGCGCAACGACCCCGACGTACTGATGGCGACAGTAATTTTTAGATTCTTCAATTTGATCGAAACAGGGAGAACGCTGCTCGACCATAACTTGCTAACTGAATGGGATCGAGAGAAAGCGATCGAAGAAGTGCGGAAACAGCCGAAGTGGATTACCGGCGCGTATATCGTCAAAACTCCTAACCGCATGGATAAGGTAACAGGCGTGGCTGAGTGTGTTACTCACCTATGGGTAGAGCGGGAGCGCATTCTAAAAGATTTTAAATATTTTAAATCTTTATGTGACGCGTGGCATTACTTAATGAGGTTCCCGTATATCGGGCCGTTTGTATCGTACGAGCTAGTCTCTGACTTGCGCCACACTTACCTGCTCGAAAACGCTGAGGATATTTGTTCGTGGGCGAATGCTGGGCCTGGAGCAATGAGAGGGCTAAACAGGCTGACAGGTAGACCACTAGAGTTCTGCAAACGCAGTTGGGATTGGAATGGAGAAATGCAGGCGCTATACCAGTGGTGTAGAGAACAACTAGACCTTAGTAAATTCCACAGACCTTTCGAGATGCGAGAGATCGAAGGAGGGCTATGTGAGTTTGATAAATATTCTCGCATATTGCACGGACAAGGACGTACCCGAAGCGTCTATAACTACTCAGAAAGAAACCGTCCTCTAATAGAGGATATAGAGAATGGAGAAAGTAAATGGGGAAACTCAAACAGTTGATCGTAGATCTAGATAAAGATCAAGTTGCCTTCGCTATGGAACATTACGGATTGTTCTTACAAAAAGCGATGAAAGATAAAACGATGCCAAATACTTGGCAGGACGCTATCAACGCAATTCATTGGGCAGCGTATATTTCAGGTGTCGACTTAGGCCGTATTCAGATCGAATACATAATCAAACAGCAAACGGAGAGCCTTTATGAAAGTGATTAGCGCCGTTAATGTAAACGACGCGCTGTTACGCGGCGTCGATTTATTCCAGTCCTCGGTGAATTACCGAACTCAATCTAGTCGTAACGGAGATACGATGGAGTGTCATACTCCTGTAACTACCATATACCACAAACCTTGGCAGCGCGTGTTGTTTAACGAAAAACGAGACGCTAATCCGTTCTTTCATTTATATGAAGCTATTTGGATGCTAGGCGGTTCTCGAGATCTGCAAAAGCTCACTCATTTTAACGCAGGCATGGCTAACTTTTCAGACGATAACGAAACCTTAAACGGTTCTTACGGCTATCGGTGGAGATACCAATTTCACTACGACCAACTAAAAGACGTAGTTGAGATGCTAAAGAAAGATCCTGACTCCCGTCGAGTTGTCTTACAGATGTGGGATCCAGTTCATGATCTGAACAGTTCAAGCAAAGATATTCCGTGTAATACAAATATCTATTTTAAGATCAGAGACAACGCCCTACAGATGACAGTCTGTAATAGATCGAACGATATGATTTGGGGGGCTTACGGCGCTAACGCAGTGCATATGTCAGTGTTGCAAGAATACGTTGCTGCAGCAGTAGGCTGTTACATCGGGCCATACTACCAAGTTAGCGATAGTTTTCACGTCTACCTCAATAAAGAATGGGATAAGGTAAAAGACCTTCGAGTTACGCCTTTCCTCCCAGTATCCGAAGAATATCCAGAAGAACACTACCCTCTCTGCTCTCACCCCGAGACGTTTTTAGAGGAATGTGAGGAACTATTAGACAGTGTCCCGCCGAGACGAGTTTCAGGAAACCCTGAGCCGGTCGATAGCTGGCCGACCATATTCGGAGCAAGTAAGTATAAAAACACCTTCTTCCCAGAGGTAATGATCCCGATGATCCACGCCTACATCTGCCATAAGGAGCGGCGATATGAAGATTGCTACAAATATCTCGGAGAAATTAAAGCGTTGGACTGGCAACAAGCCTGCTTCCAGTGGATTAAACGACGTGAAAGAAACTGGAGAAATAAGAATGGGTCTTGATCGCAAGTGGACGGAAATGAAAAATATCGCTCAGGAAGATATTGTTAGCCTGATCGAATCAGAAAAATCTTACGGCGATTCGTGGAAGCGTCGAGGCGGTACGGGAGCGTTTATGATGTTAGCCCGTAAGTTCGACAGGATCGAACAGCAGGCCGAGCATTGTAATTACGATGTGTTCGAGGCAGGGATAAAGTTCGACGGTGAAGACGGACTGCTCGACGATATCGGAGACCTTAGACGGTATTTATTTTTAGTTGAGCAACATATCCGTTCGCTAGAATCAGGAGGACTCATAGATGCAGATACCTCTGATCCAGCCTGAAAGCGATTGGATAGCCCCGCAAGTTCTGCCTAAGTTCGATCCTCACGAAACACTCGCAGTCGACTTAGAAACTTACGACCCCAACTTGATAAACCGTGGTCCAGGATGGGCAACGGGTGACGGCTACGTTGTCGGGATCGCTATCGCATCAGATTCATGGTCAGGGTATTTACCGATACGGCACGAAAACGGTGGCAACTTAGAGGAAGAAGTTGTCTTACGCTGGCTCAAAAGAACCTTTGAAAATCATAAAGGTACGATGGTTTTCCATAATGCACTTTATGATGTCGGCTGGCTAAAGCGTGAAGGTGTGGAACTAACCTGTAGGTTACGCGATACGATGTTCGCAGCGCCATTGTTAGATGAAAACCGCCGGTCATACTCGTTAAACAATTTAGGTAAGGATTTATTAGCTGAGGAAAAAGACGAAACGCTACTCGAAATGGCAGCGAAAGCGTGGGGCGTAAACGCAAAGAGCGGCATGTGGTCGCTCCCAGCGAAGTATGTGGGGCCGTATGCGGAACAAGACGCAGTCCTAACACTACGCCTGTGGAAGACGCTAGGGAAGCGTATAGAGGCCGAGGGGCTGCAGAAGATATTCGACCTAGAGTGCGATCTTATACCGTTGCTGATCGAGATGCGATGGCGTGGCGTTCGGATCGACACGGCCCGAGCAGAGCAAGCCTCGGAGCAAATGTCTAAGAAAGAACAGCAACTACTCGTAGAAATTAAAAGACGGTTTGGTATCAACGTAGATATTTGGGCGAGCGCGTCAATACAAAAAGCGTTTGATGCCAACGATCTATGGTATCCACATACCGAGAAAGGCGCACCAAGTTTCCAAGGCCCGTGGTTAGAAGCTCACGACCACGACCTCCCGAAGATGATTGTTGAAGCTCGACGTATCAATAAAGCTCGGACTACGTTTATCGAAGGAGCGATCCTAGAGTATTCTCACAACGGTCGGATACACGCTGAAGCTCACCCGCTAAAGAATGATGGTGGTGGCACAGTAACAGGACGGTTTAGTTACTCGAACCCAAATCTTCAGCAAGTTCCTGCGAGAGACCCAGAGATCGGTAAACTGATTCGTTCTTTGTTTATCCCCGAAGAAGGAGCAACGTGGGGGGTATTCGATTACTCTCAACAAGAGCCTCGGATTACCGTACATTATTCGTCGTTACTTGGACTCGAAGGAGCAGCTGACGCTGTAAACGCATACTCTAACGAAGGCGCTGACTTTCACCAGATCGTAGCGGATATGGCGGGTATCCCCCGCAAACAAGCTAAGAATATCAATCTTGGCTTAACGTATGGGATGGGCCGCGAAAAACTGATTAAAGAGCTAGGGCTAGAGTCAGACGAAGCGGGAAAACTACTCGACCTGTACCATAGCCGTGTTCCATTTATTCGAGGCATCCAAAATATGTGTACTCGGATGGCAGAACAGCGCGGCTATATAACAACGCTCGGTGGCCGTAAATGCCATTTCGACCTATGGGAGCCGGTCGGCTATCTACACGGCGAAAAGCATGCGCCGTTACCTAGACAAGAAGCGGTAGATAAGTATGGAGATAACCTCAAGCGGTCGTTTACATACAAAGCTCTAAATAAGTTGATCCAAGGATCGGCTGCGGATATGACGAAACTCGCTATGCGTGATTTGTGGAAAGAAGGATTAGTTCCACATATCGGCATACATGACGAACTCGACTATTCGATTTTTAATAAAGAACAATCGGACATGGTGATCGACAAGATGGTTAACTGTGTTGATTTAAAGGTTCCACTAGTAGTGGATTACGAAACCGGAATAAATTGGGGTGAAGCTAAATGATGCGGATACAAAGCCTTTCGCAAGAAGATATCGCGAAGAACGAAGAAACGTATAAACAAATCTTTCAGTTGTATGATAGTGGTACGATGACTCTTAAAGAAATCGGTCAGATCTATAACGTAAGTAAGCAGCGGATCTGGCAGATCGTAACGAAAGTTCAAGAGGGCAACGGAGACTACTACCATGAGCACCGGAATAAAGGAAGTTAAAATGTTTGGGAGTGGAGAGTTTGAAATCCAATGCGACGAAGAACAAGTACAGATCATTTTCGATACGCTTAACGCATGGCTAGAAGAGATGCGCGGGGACGGAGATGTCGATATGATGGACGTATACAAAGCAATGGTATTCGTCGGATCGGTAAACCTGATCCACCTTCTGAACTATACGATCGAAGAGGCAGACGAGATGATGGACGAAATTAGGGCTAACGCTTTCGAGCTGTTAGAGATATTCGGTGATCGAGAGACCGTCTTTGAAAAGATTTCCGAAGACGGAATGATTAGGCACTAATGAAACCAAAGCGTGACGACATAGTTACGGGGATACTGGTAGGTGTTTCGATCATCGTTGGAATATATGTCTTTAGCTTTGTATTACAGATGTTGGTAACACATGGCTAAAGAATCACAGTTCTGGTCTCTAATGAAGCCACACATTCCCAACGAAGCCCACGTTCAGCGGATCGAGACTGGTGGGACGGGTAAGGGAGTACCGGACGTAAACTATTGTCAAAACGGCAAAGAGATCTGGATCGAGCTTAAATCGATCAAAGGCAATAAGTCTGAGCTAAGTCCATTCCAGATCGCTTGGCTGTACAATCGAGCCAAAGCAGGCGGCAACTGTTTCGTACTGATTAGAAAGAATAGAGAGATTAAATTATTCCAGCCGACTGAGCTAAAAGAAATACAAGAGCTTAGTTGGAAAAGCGAGTCTGCGGTTACTCTGGAGGCTCCGTACGATTGGAAAGCGTTGTTTAGTTTTATCTTTAACGCGTCGCGTTAGTGCTTTACTTTCGTAACCCTCGCGGCTAAAGTATTAAAAGTAGCGCCGTGACAGCGTTACGAACATTTAGAAAGTAGAACTTACAAA